AAAGTCATCTTTGGCTATAACTTCGGCAAGCTTTCCCTCGCCATCGTGCCTGCCGACAAGCCCAAGCGCCGAACCGCCGCGGTCTCTCTCGCGGATTATCTCGCCAGCAAGGCTTGACAAGCTCCAACCAACCACGATTTAAGGCGGGAGCAATCCCGCCTTAACTATTTGGAGCAAGCCTATGTGTGATCATCGCCTCACCTATCATTCCGAACATAGAACTAACATGACCGTCTATTGCATCCGCTGCAACGCGCAATGGGAAGCGACCATGTTCATTGCTCCCCGCAAGGATGACGAAGCCCCGACCTACCTAGACCGGCCGGCGCAACCCGTCCGCCCCGCCAAGCCAGCCTGACATTCCCGCCACATATTCGCAACTCACGACCGGGCTGCCCCCACGGGGGTGGCCCAAAATTTTGTCTCCCGGCCCGGCGCAGAGGACCTCAAAAACCGAAATTAATTTTTGAAACCTTCCCATCCCTTCCCCACCCTATTGACAATGCTACCAATTTAGGTATCATCGATCCTATGAAAATCGAGGATTTTGCCGATATCTCCGATTGCCTCCGCGGCGGGATTTTTGTCCTGCTCTACCGTGGCGAAGTCGTGTATGTTGGCAAAGCCTCGCGGGCGATGCTGGGGACCATCTCCAATCTCCGCTCGAAGAACCTGCCGTCGTGGATGCCGCGAATCACCTTCGATCAAGTCCTTCTCCGCGCGGTCCACCCCGACCAGATCGAAACCGTATACGCCACCCTGCTCGCCGAGCATCGCCCACGCCACAACCGAGACTTCGTTCCGGCCTTGACCCGGACTATGGAGCGACGGATATGAACATTGGTCGACCCAAGAACCCCGCTGTGATCCGTGACGTCCGCCCGATGACCCGGGCTGACCTCGAGTCCTTGCGCCAGCCCTCGGCCAGAATGCGAATCGCCAAGCTCCGCGATCAACACCATATCATGGCGAGGCTCTTTGTCTCAGGTCTGACCAATGCCGAGGTCGCAGCTGAGACCGGCTACTCCATCGGCCGTGTCACGGTCCTTCGCAACTCCCCGGCAATGATGGAACTCGTCGAAAAGTACCGGGCCGACGACCACGACGAATGGCGCAAGCATCGCGATGGCACCTACGAATACATGCATCGCGTACGCATGAAGTCTATCCGCATCGTAGAAGATGCTCTTGAAGACGAAGACTGTAAACCCGAGTTCGCCCTCAAGGTCTTCGACTCAATGGCCGATCGTACCGAGTATCATCGCAAGTCCACAAAAGAAAACATCAATATCGACTTCGCAGCACGCCTTGAAGTCGCCATCGCACGGTCAGCCCGAGTAATCGACGCTCACAAACTAGACGACTAAACCAGATCGGCGGCGGCTCTCCCTCGACGCCGATGACCCCGGGTTACTCGTAAACGTGTTTTGGCTTTCGCGTTTGCTTGAGTTCCCGGGGTCTTTTAAAGGATCGACAGATGAAGCAACTTTCATACCTCTGGTGGGCCTTTGCCATCGCCATCCTTGGATTTGGCTCATATCTTAAAGCCCAGACCGTCACCAATCCCCGTCTCGGTGCAGCCGTCTGCGCCTATAACTCATCGCCACCGACCGGAACCTCCGGCACCTTCATCCTTGTCCAGTGTGACTCAACCGGAAAGTTGATGATCAAATGAGACTTCTTTTTGCTCTCCTAACCCTCAGCGCCGGTCCAGCTTTCGCTCAAACCGTCACCGACCCGGCCCAGATCGCACTTGTCTGTGCTTACAATTCCGCTGTCCCTGCGCCAGTTTCCGGCCAATACGCTTTTGTTCAATGCGACAGTACTGGCAAACTCATCACCTCTAGTGGTAGTGGATCGATCACAGCCAATTCCACTACAACCAGCGGCTTTTCAGCGGGCAATCTTCTATACAGCGACGGATCAAAAATCCAAGCATTCACCACGACTTTATCAAGTAACAACATCACATTCCCCGGTTCTGTTGCTGTGCCTGCTGGTTCAGCAGCCGCTCCTTCATTTGTAGTCGGCGTAGGTCAAACTGGTCTTTACAGCACGGGTACAGGCGTGCTTGCACTTTCAGCTAATGGTGCTCAATTCGCTGAATTTGGAATATTACAAACAAACGATTTTACGTTAACAGCGAACAAAACAAGTTTTAATGCGGCTAGTGTATTTTATGTGCCCCAAGCAAGTGGCCTTGTACGTGTACCCGGAACGACCGGCGGATATAATTTTACAACTAACACCGCGGCGATTGCAGGCTCTACTGTTGATACAGGAATCTCTCGAGCCACTGCTGGCGTTATTGCTGTTGGTAACGGCACTCAAGGAAATCTTTCTGGTCAACTCTATGCTGCAACTGTTCGCACAGGCCAAGTTGTTGTAAGTTCTCTTCCCTCCGCCGCCACTGCCGGTGCTGGTGCTCGAGCTTTTGTTACCGATGCCACCGCCTGCACCTTTGGCACAGCCGTTGTTGGTGGTGGCTCTACAGCTTGTCCTGTTTATTCTGATGGCACCACTTGGAAGGGTGGCTAATGTCTGACGATATTATTTATCTTGAAGATTTTGCGCCGCAGATCGGTCAGCCAGTTACGGATTGGACGCCTATTATGGCAGCGGCGTTGGCGAGTTTTCCACACAATCTTGACTATAACGGATCAAGCAATGGCGGGACGATTATTGTTGGGCATCGACCGGGGCAAGGCTCGCTCGCTACACTAACCAATGGATTTTACAATTTCTTGACACCTGCCATACCACAGGCAGTCGATCCATTTGCTATTGAAATCAATCGTCAGGTCGTCATTCAGGGTATATCGAATCCCGGCTGCAACGTCTACGGCCGTTCGCAACTGCAATTCGTGCAAGGACTCGGAGGCGTCCGCTGCAATTATCAGCATTCCCCAATTCAAGGTATGACGGATGCGACCGGCGCAAAGCTAGAACGACTGGCGCTGATTGGTGGTCGGATGATCGGCCCGGCGAATGTCCATGGTATTTTCTTCTCCACTACTGTTACCATCGATCATTGTGCGATTTTAAATTTTAGTGGCGATGGTGTCCGGACAGTGGCCGACAGTGCAGTTTCGCCACCATCAAGTTCGTCGCTTTCATTATTGCTTGACGTAGACGCCTCGGGCAATGGTGGAAATGGGCTGACGACGCAGGGTGGTGATGCCAATAACTTGCAGATCATTAACTTCAAGGCTCGTTCGAATGGTGGGTGGGGTATCTACGAGAATTCGTTTCTTGGGTCCTACTACGCTGGCGGACAGGTCGCATCAAACAATCTTGGTGGCATCCATGCCTCTCATATGAGTGCGGTCAACACGTTCGTTGGCATGTATTCTGAGAATGATCAGATTCATCAAATTGGCCCGAACAATACTATTATTGGGGGTGTGTTAGCAGAAGCGATTCTCGCAGGCAAGAATGTTACACCAACCACAATTCAGCCCAGTGTAATTTCCGCAGGTCGCATGTCAGCCCATGTTGCGCGATCGAATGATGGCAAATCGGAAGTTGCGTTTGGCAACGGCTATAACACACCAGACATGATCTTTGGCATGAAGGACTGGTCTGAGAACAACGGTGCATGGCCTTTTCGTCTGCGCCGTATGTTGTCGGGTGGGCTTGGCTTTGATTGGGGGGCCTCGGGTAGGCCAGTGCTATGGTTCCTTAATAGTCGCTGCACGAAAGCTAATGGGTTCCCGTTTGAAATTTCAGACGTTCCCGATCTGCGCGATTACGGCGGAGTAGCGCAGCGCATGCATGTTCTCGGCACTCCAGGTACGGGCATGATATGCGATGACGTAGGTAAGAGTCCGCCGACCGATAATAGGCCACTTGGCTCTCGTCGCTTTAATAATAGTGGCACTACGGGCGAACCGGAATACTGGCTGATGACCAAAGGTGGCTGGAAGCCTAAAGGCTTAATCTGATGGACGACAAACTTCTCCTGTTCCTTGCCAACACCAAATCCGATCCGCTCGCCTTTACCATGGGCGCGTATCCTTGGGGAGAGCCCGGCACCGTTCTCGAGAACTCCCATGGCCCAGAACAATGGGCCTGCGATCTTATGAACCGCGTTCGCGATGGCCTTGTCGACACTAACACCGCCATCCAAGAAGCCATCGCCTCAGGCCACGGCATCGCCAAATCCGCAACTGTCGCCCAACTAACCCTCTGGGCTTTCTGCACATTTCCCGACACCCGTGGCGTAATCACCGCCAATACCGAAACCCAGCTCAAAACCAAAACATGGGCCGAACTTGGTAAATGGTTCAACCTCTGCTTCTTCGCCCGCGACCACTATACCCTAACCGCGACAGGCCTATTCTCCAAAGACCCCAATCGTGAGCGCACTTGGCGCATCGACATGATCCCTTGGTCCGAGAAAAACCCAGCGGCCTTCGCCGGCCTCCACAACAAAGGCAAGCGCCTGCTGCTGATTTTCGACGAAGCTTCCGAAATCCCTGATATTATCTGGGAAACCGCAGAAGGAGCACTCACCGATGCCGACACAGAAATCATCTGGCTTGCTTTCGGAAACCCCACGCGAAACATCGGCCGTTTCCGTGATTGCTTCCCCGGAGGCAAATTTGCCAACCAATGGCACCACCTCCAGATTGACTCACGTACCGTCAGAATTACTAACAAGAAGCGCCTGCAAGGTTGGATCGATGCCTACGGTCTCGATTCTGACTTTGTTCGTGTCCGTGTGCTTGGAGAGTTCCCTCGCAAAGGCTTGATGGAGTTCTTCTCTGCCGCCGCCATCGATGAAGCCATGTCTCGTGAAGTCTATGTTGATCGAGTCGAACCCCTTGCCCTTGGTGTTGACGTCGCCCGCTTCGGCATGAATTCATCAGTAATCTTCCCTCGTAAAGGTCGCGATGCCCGTACCATCGAGCGCTTCCGCTACAACGGATATTCCACCACCCAACTCGCAAGCGAAGTCATCAGCATCAACAACCAATACCATGCTGACGGAATCATGATTGACGGCGGTGGTGTTGGTGGTGGCGTGGTCGACCAAGTCCGCGCGGGTCGACTCTTCTGCTATGAAGTCCAATTTGGTGGCAAAGACGTCATCCACAACACCATTTGGGGCAACACTGGCGAGAAGTACGCCAACAATCGCGCAGCCATGTACGGAGCCTGCCGCGCTTGGCTCGCCACTGGCGCTCTTCCAAACGATCCAGACCTCAAACGCCAGATGATGGCGATTCGCTATACCTTCAACGCCAAGGACGAAATCATCCTCGAACGCAAAGAGGACCTTGTCGATGAAGACGGGCAAGGTATATCCCTCGACGATATCGATGCTTTAGTCTTGACTTTTGCGCATCCTCTGTCACGATCGGCATATGCTGGTGGTGATCTCCCCCAGCCCAACCTTCATGTATCCGAGTACGATCCTTACGCCCAAGAGCGTATGCAAGCATAGGAGCATCCCATGTCCAGCGCATTCAAAGCAATCGGCAAGTTCCTCTTCGGCGGTGGCCAGTCTCAGCAGCCTGCGGCCCCGCCGGCTCAGCCTGCTCCGGCCCAGAATCCTACAGGCACCCCAAACACCAACAAGCCTACGGCCCAACCGACTTTCCTCTCCTCCGCTGCCGCTGCTCCTGCGGCTGGCGCTGTGGCAGGTGGTAAGACTCTACTCGGGAGCTAATCCATGGCGATCGTTGTACCATTCTCCCAATCCGCACAGCAGCGTCAGACTTTGCCAATGCCCGACCCTCAGTGGTCGATGATGGCTGCGGCGATGATGCACGAGAACGGGCGATTGGTACAACGAGAAACCAAAGGTGAATTGGAGCGTGGATTAGATCGTGAATTTGATCCTACTGATATAGGATCGTCTGAGTTTGGTCGGGAAGTATTATCCAAAGGCAGGCGGTCTAAAAATATAGAAGATAGACGCGATGAAATAGAGCAGCTTGAGACACATAATGAACTCCTGCAAGAGATTAAGCCGTGACCCAAGTCCTCACCACCAAAGACTACGCCTATCGCCGCTATGTCGATGGTCGGCTCATGGGCCTCCGGACCAACCGCTATTCTTGGTGGGTCCACTGGAAAGAACTCGCCGACTACTTCCTTCCTCGGCGATATAAGTGGCTGATCACCCCGAACCAAATGTCACGTGGGTCGCCTATCAACCAATATATCCTCGACTCCACAGGCTGCGTCTACGCCCGAAATCTTGCTTCTGGCCTTGTCTCTGGCAAATCCTCGCCGACCAGTCTCTGGTTCCGCTTGCGAATTGGCTACATCGACTCGACCGAAACTTCTCCAGCCTCGCTTTGGCTCGCCGAAGTCGAGCGAATCATGTATCTGATCTTTGCCGAATCTAATTTCTATAACGCCATCGCCACGTTCTATTACGACCTTGTAGTCTTCGGCACCGCTTCAATCCTCTCCTACGAGGACTTCGACAACGTTGTCAATTTCGTCAATCCCTGCCTTGGCGAATACTACGTCGATATAGACCACAAATATCGCCCAACGATATTTTATCGCGAATTCACCATGACCGTGATGGCGGTGGTTCGCGAGTTTGGCAAAGAGAATTGCTCTGAGGCTGTTCAGAAACTCTATGAAGACCCGACCGGAGCCGGGCTCTCCCGCGAAATTATCGTCGCTCATGCGATCGAACCCAACACCGATGGCCGTGCCAAAGAGTTCGGCATCCCCGAACGTTTCAAGTTCCGCGAATGCTATTGGGAATGGGGTGGCTCTGCCTCTCCCCAAGGCGGCTCTGCCAGCCCTCCCGACTTCCTCCGACGTCGCGGATATGAAGAACAGATGGCAATCATCGGCCGATGGGACATAGTCTCGAACGATCCTTATGGCCGATCCCCGGGAATGGATGGCCTTCCTGACCAGAAGCAAATCCAACTTGAAACCCGGCGTAAGGCCCAAGCCATCGACAAAATGGTCAACCCGCCTCTCGTTGCCGACGTTCAGCTTAAGAACCAGCCCGCCAACCTTACTCCCGGCGGTATTACCTTTGTCACCGGCTATTCGGCCTCAGGCAAGCCCGGCTTCGCCTCAGTCTACGATACCAAGTTCCCGGTTCAGGAAATCACCGAGGACCTGACCGAAGCTAAGCAGCGTCTTGCGGAGATTTTCTTCAATGATGTACTTCGAACAGCCTCGCAATACGAAACTCGTTCCAACGTCACCGCTGTCGAGTGGGACCTTCGCAAATCAGAATCTCTGGTTATGCTCGGACCGGCACTTGAACGGATTGATAATGAAGTACTACGGCCCATCTTGGAGCGGGTCTTTGCCGTTGCCAATCGCGCCGGAATCATTCCTCCTCCCCCTCCCGAAGTCCAGAACCAAATGATGACCATCGACTTCGTGTCGATGCTTGCTCAAGCCCAGCAGGCCACCAAGGCCGGATCGATCGAGCGCGTCCTGTCCCTCGCAGGCAATATGGCCGGTGTCATCCCCGGCTCCACGGACAAGATCGACTTCGATTACGCCCTTGACAAATACTCCGCACTACTGAACAATGATCCTAAGATGATGAGAACTGCCGATGAAGTCGCCAAAATCCGCGAGGATCGGGCACATCAGGAGCAGGCAGCGCAGCAGGCGCAGATCGCAGAACAGCTTGCACGAGGGGCCAAAACCTTGGCGCAGGCTGATAATGGCGGGGCCAGCCCTCTCCAACAGCTTTCGGGAGGCGTAGGTGCGTAACGCAAGTGAACGCAAGGACATACGCCGATATGAAAAGCAAGCGAAGCTCCGAGAAACCAATCGGATCAACTTCATTGTCGCGGCAATGTCCACCCCCGCAGGCCGAGTGTGGTTCCACGATTTCCTCGCCGGATGCCACATCTTTGCAGACCCATTCACAGGTGATGCACTTGTGGAAGCATATAGTAAAGGTGAGCGAAACGTTGGTCTTAAAGTGTACAATGACATAGTGAGTAACTGCCCAAATTACTTCATCGAAATGATGAAAGAAGCCAACATAGCGGAGCAAGTAAATGACCGAATCGACAGTACTGGAGAACCCGACGAATCCGCCGCCGACGAATCCCCCGTTGGCGAATGATCCCGCGGCGCGAACTGAAACGGGAGAAATCATTGACCGATCAGCAACTCCCCCTGCCAATGAACCTGCCCCAGAGCCCAAATCCGAATCTGCCGCCCCAGTTACCTACACCGACTTTTCTGTCCCCGAAGGACATACTCTCGATGCAGCCGCCATCGAATCTGCAACCCCCTTGTTCCGAGAACTTAGGCTCACGCAGGATCAGGCCCAGAAGCTGGTAGACTTCTATTCCACTCAGGTCGGGAAGATCAACGCCGAGAACGAAGGCTATATGGAAACCCTTCGCACTCAGTGGCGCGAGGAACTTAAATCTGACAAAGACATTGGCGGTAAGCTGGATCAGGTGAAAGTCGATATTGGTCGGGCCATCGATCGCTTGCCGCAAGCTGTCCGTGAACCTTTCAAGGAAGCCATGAATCTTACCGGCGCAGGCGATCACCCCGCCGTTATCAAGGCCATTCATGCCTTTGCCTCGCTCATTGGCGAAGGTACCCATGTTTCTGGCGGAGGGCCTTCGCCCGATGGCCAGAGCAGGACGGGAGTTGCTTCTCGTCCGAGTGCAGCGCAGTCCATGTATCCCAACCTCCCGAGCCGCTAAGCCCCTTGAGGGACGAACACCGATGGTCAGATTAGCGGACCGGAAATCGAACCTAAGGAACTCTGAAAATGGCAACTATCGGTAATCTGGCCATCACCTACGCCGACTGGGCGAAGCGGATGGACGACAACTTCAAGGTCGCGAACATCATCGAGATTCTTTCTCAGACGAACGAAATCCTCGATGATATGCTTGTGATGGAAGGCAATCTGCCGACCGGCCACAAGACCACAATCCGCACCGGCCTCCCGCAGGCTACGTGGCGTCTGCTCAACGCGGGCGTCCCGCCCGCGAAGTCCACGACTGCGCAGATCGTCGACACCTGTGGCAACCTCGAAACCTATGCGGTTATCGACAAGGATATCGCGGACCTCAACGGCAACACCGCTGATTTCCGCCTGTCTGAGGTTCGCGCCTTCCTTGAAGGCATGAGCCAGCAGGTTGCGGCAACCTTGATCTACGGCAACCAGCACACCAACCCCGAGCGTTTCACCGGCCTCGCTCCGCGCTACTCGACGAAGAACACGTCGAACTCTGCGACGGCTGCGAACGTCCTTGATGGCGGCGGTACGTCCTCGACCAACACGTCGATCTGGATTCCGGTCTGGGGCGACGACACCCTTCACGGTACCTTCCCCAAAGGCAAGATGACTGGCCTCCAGCATCGCGACATGGGCGAATGGCCTGTGTCGGACGCGGCGGGCAACACCTATCAGGCCTACCGCGATCACTTCAAGTGGGAAATCGGCCTCGTTCTTCGTGACTGGCGCTATGTTGCCCGCATCGCGAATATCGACGTCACCCAGCTGACCGGTGTCTCGGCCGCAAACCTGATCAACCTTCTGGTCCGCGCTCTGTATCGCCTGCCTACGGCACCTTCTGGCGCCACGGCGATTCAGTCCTCCGACACTCCGGCGGTTCGCGCGAACATGGGTCGGACGGTGATCTACTGCAATCGCGTGGTTCGTACCTACCTTGACCTCCAGGCGATGAATAAAACTAATGTTCTGCTTCGCCTCGAAGAGTTCGATGGTAAGGTCGTTACCACCTTCCGCGGCATCCCGGTTCGTACTTGTGACGCTATACTCAATAACGAGGCGCAAGTTGTTTAAGTCCTAATCACAAGTGGTTGACAATACACTTAACATATGCCTTAATGGTTGTGTTAATTGGAGTCAATCAGATGGTACTTACACAGGCTGAACTGCAACACCAACTTAACTATGATCCTGAAACTGGAATCTGGACATGGAGAAATCCCTTACCAAGAAGTAAAATGAAACCCGGTGATGTTGCTGGACGGATAACCCAAGACGGTAGACGTCAGATCAGAATAGCATCAGGTTTCTATTATGCTTCAAGGCTGGCTTGGTTATATATGACTGGTGAATGGCCCGAAGATCAAATTGATCATATCAATCGCAAACGTGATGATGATAGATGGATTAATCTTCGAGCAGCTACACAAAGTCAAAATTCGTATAACCGAGGTTGGGCAGAGGAAAGTGGCGAATGGCGTGGTATTAGATGGTGTGGTAAACAGTTTGCAGTTTGTATAGGTGGTAAGTATCTCGGCTTGTACAGGACTTTCGATGAAGCTAAAGTTGCTCGTGATACAGAACTTAAATTGCGAGCAGGTCAATTCGCAAATGCGAAAGGAACCTAAACCATGATTTTGGACAACCTTCTCACCTTCACCGGCACGTCGAATGGCGCGTCCGGTGGCATCACGGCAGGCGCACAGACTGACCTGCCCACGACGGGCACTCAGGCTGCGTCGAATATCCTCGACCTTGGCGGTCCGGCTCTGCCCGGTTCTGCCAATGGCGGTAGTGCTCGTGACATTGGCATCGGCGACAATCCGGCGCTCAAGCTTTCGGCTCTGGTGACGACTGCCATCACTGGTGGCACCAGTCTCCAGCTTCAGTTGCAGGGCGCACCGGACAATGGCTCTGGCGCTGCTGGCTCCTACACCACGATGTGGACTTCTCCGGTCTTCGCGGAAGCCTCGCTTGTGGCTGGCGCTCAGCTGGCGAATGTCGATATCCCGCGAATCATCGCTGGTCAGGCGCTGCCCCGCTTCCTTAAGCTGAACTTCATCTCCGTCGGCACTCACTCTGCCGGTGCGATCGAATGTCAGATCGTCCTCAACCTCGACAGCCAGATCATCGGTTCGGGCGCGGCCTACTCTGGCTATCCTGCTGGCCTTACGGTCGCTAACTAAGAAAGGTCCCTGCCATGATTCGCAAGATTTTCCTTGG